ACTCATTAGAAAATCAAATCGGACAAGAATTTAATAAATATAAAAAGTTTACTGACGATATAGAACAAGCAAACAAAAGTCAATTTGAAATGACTCACACTACAAAAGAGTTTCAAAAGATGTTAACTGACGATTCAGCATTCGAGGCATTTGCAGCAGGATTTGACACTATGAGTGAAGGCGATACAGCAATGTTTTTTCTTATACAAGCACAGAGAGAGCTAAGAAAAGAAACTCAAGCTACTACAAAGTCAATAAATGAACAGGGATATGCACTTGATATAGCTACATCTGGAATAGATAAAATAGCACAAGCTACAGGAGGTGTAAGCATATCTTCTTCTGAAATGGCTACTACATTTGGAGATACATACCAAAGTATTTTAGACGAAACAGGAGATGCTAACGAAGCATTGAGCATGGCTTATGAAGAAATGGCTATGAATACTGCTGCTCAACTTGTTGACATGGCAATGCAAGCTTCAGAAGCAAGAATGCAAGCTACAAGAGACGAAGCTAATTCTCAATTAGCAAATTTAAAAGAACAAAGATTATTTCAAAAAAA